AATATTAGATGCGGCTGACTAAATCCTCAAAAAGAAAGTAATTATATTATGTCTGGAATTACATTAAAAATACCGGTTACTCCATCACCACAAGATGGCTTTTATGCTTTAACAAAAAATATAAGAGAAAACACCAAACAAGCAATAAAAATGATTGTACTTACAGCTCCTGGTGAAAGAATTATGAATCCATCTTTTGGAGTCGGCGTTAAACAATATCTTTTTGAGCAATTTTCTGATAGTCTTTATAGAACAGTTAAAGGTAAAATATTAGAGCAAGTAAAACAACATATACCTTATGTTAATATTATTGATGTCAATTTTTTTGACACCAATAAAGATATTATTGAAAGAGCAGATGCCGAAGCAAATGTTTTGGCTATTGAAATTAAATATGCGATAACAAATTTAAATGTTTTTGATAGCCTATTTATAGAAAACATCCCAACAGGAATTTAATATATGGCAATAAAATCTAAAAAACCATCAATAAATTATACAAGCAGAGATTTTAATAGTATTCGTGACGATTTAGTTTCATACGCTAAAAGATATTATCCAGATAAAATAAAGGATTTTTCTCAACCTTCATTTGGTGCACTGATGTTGGATACAGTGGCGTATGTAGGCGACTTGCTTTCTTTTTATTTAGACTACCAAGCTAACGAATCTTTTCTATCGACTGCAATTGAATATAACAATATAGTTAAGCTATCTAGAACATTAGGATATAAAATACAAACTAATCCATCTTCTTTTGGTACTCTGACAACTTATATTTTAGTGCCGACTGAAAGTGATACTGTAGCACCAGATGAAAATTACATGCCAGTATTAAAAAGAGGGAGCACGTTTTCGTCTTCAAATGGCACTCTTTTTACACTAATTGAAGACATTGATTTTTCTGATCCAAGTTTGGAAAGAGTCGTAGCGCAAACCGATTCTCAGACTGGCGTGCCAATTAAATACGCAGTAAGGGCTTACGGCCAAATTGTTTCTGGTGAAATAGCTGTTGAAACTATCGATGTCGGAGAATATTCAAAGTTTCCAAGATTCCAATTACAAACTAGAAATGTAGCTGAAGTTTTGTCTATTATTGATTCTGAAAACAATAGATACTATGAAGTTGATCATTTAACTCAAGATATCATATACATACCAGTTGTCAATATGGCTGTTAATAGAGACACTGTGAGAAATATTCTCAAACCAGTCTCTGTAAGTCGTAGGTTTACGGTAGAGAAGACAGCATTAGATACTTTTATACAATTTGGCGATGGTACAGATGAAACAGAAATTGAATATTTAGACCCATCAAATGTTGTTTTAGACACTTTTGCAAAGACTCACACTACAGACGTCTCTTTTGACCCTAGTATTTTAAATAAGTCAGGTAAATTAGGAGTAGCACCGTCTAACACTTCCCTTTTAGTGACCTTTAGGTTGAATACTGCTGATAATGTTAACGCAGCTGCGAATACTATAACAAATGTCGATAGTGCAATTCTTTCTTTTAGAAACCCAGAGGCGCTCGCAGTCGCTCAAATAAATGAAATCAGAACGTCTTTAGAGGTTGTAAATGAAGAAGCATTGGTTGGCGATGTAAACCTTCCAACTTCAGAAGAAGTTAAAATCAGAGCATATGCAAATTTTGCAACACAAAATAGGGCTGTGACAAAGCAAGATTATATTAGTGTGGTTTACAACATGCCTTCAAAATTTGGTGCAATAAAAAGAGCTAGTATAAATTTAGATACAAACTCTTACAATCAAAGGAATTTAAATCTGTATGTTATCTCTGAAAATTTTGACAATAAATTAGTAAAAACCAATATGACTATTAAACAAAATTTAAAAAATTGGCTTAATCAGTATAAGATGATTAATGATACAATAGATATACTAGATGCTAAAATAGTAAATTTCGGCATAAAATACACTGTGAAAGGCATGCCAGACGTTAACCAATTTCTAGTCTTGGATGATGCTAATAAAGCAATAAGGCAATTTTATGAGGATAGGTTTTTTGAGATTGGTGAACCAATATTAATAACTGATGTTTTTGGTGTTTTAAAAAATGTCGGTACAATTTTAGATGTTACCAACGTAGAAATATTTATTAAAACTGGAGATAAATATGCCGATGCTCCATTTAACACAGAGAAATTTTTAAACGCCGATGGTACAATGTTGGTACCGCCAAATGATTGTATTTTTGAATTAAAATTTCCAACCTCTGATATTTTGGGGACAATTAAGTAATGGCTATTAAAAGATACTACGCTACAAAAGATAACACTATAACCAACGCCTTTAAATCAAATTTAACAACTCGGGGTGTTAGCGGTAATATGGGACAGTCTGATATTTTAGAGGTGTTTAGTATTTATGCACAGTCTACAACGTCATCTTCCGAATTATCAAGAGTACTTATTGAGTTTGATACAACAGTCGTGAACTCTGATAGAACTAATGGTGTAATACCCGCTTCTGGTAGTGTAGATTTTTTCTTAAGAATGTATAATGCTCGTCATTCTCAAACCACACCCAGTAATTTTACTATAACAACGACAGCGATATCGCAGTCGTGGAATGAAGGTCTTGGTTTGGATATGGAAAATTATTCTGATTTAGATGCTTCAAACTGGATATCTGCATCAGATGGAACTCAGTGGGTAGATGATGGCAATAATGCCACACCTGGGGGTAGTTATAAAACTGGCTCTGCTTCGTCTCCTGTGGAGTATTTATTTACACAAAATTTTGACACTGGTTTTGAAGATTTAGAAATAAATGTTAGCCATCTTGTTGAAGATTGGATTAAAGGAGCTGCAGCCGGCGGACTGACAAATAATGGATTTGGAGTGCAATTAACTAGTTCTGATGAAACTGCAACAAATTCGTTTTACACTAAAAAGTTTTTTGCTCGTGGCTCAGAATTTTTTCACAAGCGACCGGTTTTGGAGGCTCGTTGGGATAACAGTAAAAAAGATAATCGCGGAGAGTTTTATTTAAGTTCGTCTCTTGTCCCTGCCTCTGATAATTTAATGAACCTATACCTTTACAATGTCGTTAGAGGTCAACTAACTGATATACCGGCTGTAGGTAATGGAGATATTTTAGTTAGTATATACAGCGGGTCTACAAGTCCCACAGGAGACAAATTACCGCTTCCATTAGGCGGCGGTGTTGTTTCAGATGGAGATGTAAATATCACAGGATCTCATATTGAAACTGGTATATATTCTTGTTCTTTTGCATATAATTCTTCTAGCATAACAACTATTTTTGATGTTTGGCATAGTGCAAGTATTGAATATCACACCGGATCAGCAATCGAAGTAGAAAGATTCGATAGCCAGAATTATAATTTTGATCAAAGGTACGTTTCTAAAATAATAAATTTAAAAACAAATTACTCAACTCAAGAAGTAGCAAGATTCCGATTATTTGTAAGATCAAAAGATTTTTCACCAAATATATATACGGTTGCCAACAAAGATATAGAGAACACCATAGTTGATAATATATATTATCAAGTCAAGAGATCTAGTGATGGTCTTTCGATTATAGAATATGGCACGGGTTCTTTAAATCACACTAGACTTTCTTATGATGTTAGCGGTAGTTATTTTGATTTAGATATTGGAATGCTGGAGGTAGATAATTCCTACCAAATTAAATTTGTGTATCTAATTAATGGTAGCTACGTTGAACAACCAGAAACGTTTAGGTTTAATGTCGTATGAGCTTAAAAGATTTATTTAATAATCAAAATTTAAAATCTGTAACCAGTGCCAGCTTACAAGATGTTGTAGATGATACTGAATCACTTGGTTATATTGAATCTTATATTAAAGAGCAAAATAAATTCCGAACAAATTTAGATTTTTCCTCTGCACAAAACTTCGTACGTTTCGGATCTGCAGAAAAATATTACGTTAATTCAATAGAGAGAATATATAAATCTTATCCTTATGATGGTTCTCGAAAAGAGAAAGTCGATTTCTTTTTGAGTTCGTCCGACTTAGATATTTTTATTTTTGAAAACGAATACCCCAGAACAAACGGCTATGCTAATTTCATAAGAGCAGCTTCAACTAGTGGTGAAGAAGGCAATGATTATTACCCACCCACATCAGATGAATATATTTTAGTAAAAGGTGGTCCGAATACAAGTCAAAGAGCAAAAGATACGGAGATAATTAATACTTCCGGTGACTACAAAGATGGTTACGCTAATATATATGACTTCGGAAAAAATAGAGAAAACAATTTAAAGATTGGTGGTGTTGATGGTAATACTGTCGAGTTTTGGTTGAAAAAAGATGCGTTTGTCGAAAATCAAGATTATTTAGAATTTATTATAGACGCCCATGTTACAGGAACAAATTATGGCGATGAAAATTATGGCCGTCTCCAAGTTGCTCTAGCAACAACTGGCACTACTGGTAACTCTTCTAATAAAGCAATTCATGTGCATTATGCATCAGGTAGTAGTAGAATATCAACTTATTTAGGTAGTACTACACTTACAACTGCTTCAATTGCAGATGGAAACTGGCATCATTATGCAGTTCGAATGAAAACAGTTGGAAGCAATACCGTTTTAGATTTGTTTGTTGATGGCGAACATAATGATACTACATCTACTGCCACAACAATAAATTATGTTTCTGGCAACGTAGTAGCAACAGTTGGTGCGTTAGCTGCTTCAATAGGTGGTAACGGCGCCAGAGGCTGGGCGCCATTCTCTGGATCATTAGATGAGTTTAGATACTGGAAAGTGTCAAGAGATTCACAACAAATTGGTCGTCAATATATTGAACCCATCGGCGCCGGAACAAATACAGATGATGCCAATACTCATCTAGGTGTTTACTTTAAATTCAATGAGGGCATAACACAGACCGCATCCATAGATGCAACAGTGTTGGACTACTCTGGTAGAATAAGTAACGGTGTTTGGACTGGATATAATTCCAACTATTCTAGAGAAACCGGATCTGCTTTTGTAGAATCTGGCAAAGCGGCTTTTGAATTTAAGGATCCTATTCTTTACAGTTTTCATCCAGATGTCGCTGCTTTGATATCTAGTAAGACATTAATTGGTCGTGAATACGATTACACAAATCCAAATTCAATGTATAAAAGCATTCCGAGTTGGATCACAGATCAAGAGCATGGCAAAGAAAACCCAGCCTTGGAGAATTTAACACAAATTTTATCTAGCTATTTTGACACTTTACACTCTCAAATCGAGAATCTTTCTACCCTTAAGCATGTGTCTTATATTAGCGGAACTGCCGATAAAAATCAAAAACCTTTCTTTTTTAACAACAGAATATTGCAAAGTTACGGCTTTCCCTATATACCAGATTTGTTTAAAGATGCATCTTTCATGGAATATTTTAGAAATAGAGATGATAGAATTCTTTATGAACAAAAACTCTATGATATTAAAAATACAATTTATAATAACATTTACAATAATTTAGCTTATATAAACAAGTCAAAAGGAACAGAAAAAGCGTTTAGAAATTTCTTTAGATGTTTCGGGTTGGATGAAGAAATACTTAAATTAAGATATTATTCCAATAACGGAGAGTTTGAATATACAGACAATGTTAAATCTGTAAGTCAGGTTAAAAAATATGTAAATTTTTCTTTAACAGGATCCTCTGAAGCAACAGTTTACCAATACAAAATTGATGATAACAGCACATCGTTTATATCGGGTAGTGACGAACCCACTGACGGGCTGGAGTCAACTGGTTATGGTTTTTCTCTAGAGTGTCAAACTGTGTTCCCGATTGTGCCATCACAAGCAGACTATAATACTTTGTTAGCTAATAAAAATTATACTGGTGGTAAAATAATAAATTCTTTTACTAAAGATAAGCAAACATCAATTTATGGTCTAAGGACTGCCGGCATTACTGAAAATGAAACAACTGTGCCAACAGATGATCGTGCAGGTTTTGTTATAAAGTCTATACGTGATGATGAATTTGGCGCGCGCTGCAAATTTAAATTAGTCCCAACAAACAATAGTTATTTTCCAGAAATAGAAACACCTTATTTCCAAAATGTTTTTGATGAAACAAAATGGAATTTAGCTGTGGTTGTAAAACCAACAACTTATGGTCAAGCAAATTTTGTGAGCGGTAGTGAAGACGATGGCACATATGATGTTGTTTTTATGGGAACTCGTGTTATACTTGGAGAAACATTAGATAATTTTGAGTTAACATCAACAATTTCAAATACTTTTGGCAAAACGATATTAACTAAACCAAAAAGAGTTTTTATAGGCGCGGAAAGAGAGAACGTGACCGGATCAATAGTAACCCGCGCATTTTCAAATGTAACAGATTGTAGATTTTGGCTTAAGCCATTGTCAATGTCAGAAATTAAAAAACACAATACAGATATTTTAAATTATGGAGTTAACGATCCATATGAAAGTGCATATTTATTTCAAGATGATTTAACTGAAGTCAGAGTTTCTAACATCGATACACTAGCTTTACATTGGAATTTTTTAAACTTAACTTCATCTAACGCCAGTGGGCAATTTAATGTTAATGATTTTTCTAGTGGATCTGCTAATGACGAAAGATATGGTCCTTTAAGTGGAATATTATCAAAACAACACTCTGCTCGTGGGGATTACTTTATTCCCTCTTTTATCGATACATTTTCTAGGAAAAATGTTTATAATGCAAAAACTGATTTACCTGGATATATTAATTCTAGTGACATGATAAATATCACAAACTTTGATGATATGACATTTACTAGAGAAACTCGCCCCATTTCTTATTTTATGACAATTGAAAAGAGTATGTATCAAACAATCAGCGAAGATATGATAAAAATATTTAGCACGATGCAGGATTATGGTTCATTAGTTGGTAAGCAATATAGCAAGTACAGAGTGGAAAATAAAGACTTAAAACATTTGAGGCAGTTGTTTTTCCAAAATATTTCTAACACACCAAAACTAGAAAAATACGTTGATTACTATAAATGGTTTGACACCAGCTTGAGTGTGTTGATTGAAAATTTAATACCAATAACCGCTTTAAGGGAAGATGGCAATTCAGTTATTAGGCCAATCGTAGAAGAACATTCTTTTAATAAAGAAAAATATTTATCACAATTTCCAACTTTAGAACTTAAAGCCTCAGATCCCGAAGGTGTAATAAAATCGATTAACGAACTTTTATACCCATGGAAAGAAGGACACTTTCCGATAGGTACGCCATTCTTTAACCAACAAAGTCTTGCGTTTCCAGGTGGTGGTGGTGCCTCTTCAACCCACAAAGCAGACATTGGAGATCAAGCTAGTTTAAGCTTTGGTGCTGATGGCACAACTGGCAATGAACCATCTTTTAGTATATCAGCTTGGATTTACATGTCAGATACGGAAAACTTTGGTATTTTTTCAAAAGCCAGCCTTGCCACCAGAGAATATGAATTAGGAACTCAGGCTTCTAGTATTTTAGTTTTTAGAATATATGATAATAATTCTAGCCATTACATTGGAAAAACCTCTTCCGGTGTCGCTGCAACAAGAGCCATTGTGGAGGGTCTACAAAATAAATGGGCGCATATAGTTGCAACATATGACGGTACCGGCGCCCCGGGTGCTGGTATAAAAATATACATAAATGGCACTGAAGTTACTATGGCTCAAGATAACGGCGGTACGTACCTCCACATGGAAAACACTTCGGCAAAAGCACAAATTGGACGCAGTAATGATAACGATACAATGGACACAGCCGGTTTTATTGATGAGGTTTCTGTGATGACCGTTGCGCTTTCTGCTGAAGAGGTATCAAAATTATATAATGGTGGCAAAACATTCAACTTACAGAAATTTTCTAGATTTACTGAGTTTGTGTCTTGGTGGCGATTAGGTGATTCAAAAACAGGCACTTCTCCAAATTTCACATTGCCTGATCTAGTCGGAAGCAATAATGTAACAATGTCTAATTTTGACGGCACTTCCACTAGTGGAATAGTTGATTTTCACGCTCCAAGTGAATATGATCAAGATGCTTTACAGGACACGAATTGTTTATGGGCAAAAGAGAGAGCAGAAAAGACATTAGTGCCTAGTAGAGACTCGGCCGTAGACTCAGATCGTCAAGAAATCCTTGATGTTATTAATAATTTAAATAACGCAACTCCTCCTAATCTAAAGGGTCCAAATGGAACCTATCAAGGTTCCACATACGCATTAAGAAAGTTTGCAAAGCCATTGAACTTAACAGTACAAAAGCAAAAGCAAATCCACGGCGGTGGCAATGTGCATGAAAATAAAAAAGTAGGATTTTGGGATTCTATCAGAAAACGACCTTCGCCTTCGGCCACTGATGAGGGAGGATTGATTTCTATTGAACCGCCTGATTCAAATTTAGAACTGTTTAAAGATTGCAACGACAATCTGGAGTTGAATAGGGGCAAAAGAAAATTCAAGTTTTCAGCTTTTGCAGAAATTGACGGAAATAATCCGGACTCTAGTAATGTTTTCAAAGGTGATCACATTTTCCCGTTTAGTTTGTATAGCTCTTCAGTAACAGGCAATCCAGCCATGGCCGATTTAGCTAATTTTCAAGCAAACCTTGCGATAACAAATTTACATCATGATACTTATGGTCCATTTAGTGATGTGCCAATGCAGGGTCCATTTACGGAAAAATATGTTGGCGGTCGAGCATATCGTCATGTCATGACCAATTTTACACCTGATAACGAACAACCTGAAGGTGAAGGTGAAAGGCTAGAAGGCTGGAAAATAATTGCAAATGCAAACTTGATAGATTTAGTTAACGTCTCACCACATAATCCAAAGTCTGTTTACTTTAGAGAAGAGTATGCAAAAAGACCGGTAAACATTAAAAATATCCAGCAAACAACAGGCGCCTTAGAAATAGACCCAGAAACTTCATTTGCTCAAGGCACCGACGCTCACCGCGTCACAAAAATAGGCAACTATACCAGCGATTATGAAATTTTAATGACGGCCGGCCGCTCAACAAATAACCGCTACATGGTAGAGTCTGAAGGTTTATTAGATGTTGGCACTCTTGACACAGAATATGTTTCAGGGACATTTAACTTTTCTATCCCAAGAAGAGACTTAACTGGTTCAAATAAGTTTATTATTGTGAACCGCTTCTCTTCTCCGGGTGAACCGGCGACCATGGGCGAGGGTATGTTAGACGTTGCATCGGGAGAGTTCAGTGTGTATAACGCGCTGCCCTTTAGAAATCTACCGGTCAGGCAAGCATTACAAGAATTATATTCCGATCATACAAATCAATTTGGTTATTTTAGTGATCAGTTTAATTTTGCAGCTTATAGTAACGCCGGCGGACCCACATATCCTGGCGGCAGCTCTTCTGTAAACCCCGAAGATTACAGTGGTACAGGCTCTTTTCATAAAGTTAATAGAAATGGTCGTCAATCGATTATATTTAGTGGATCTACAGGATATGTCGATGATTCTTATCTACAAGTTGTTAAACATGATAATTTTCACGTACAGCATCAAATACCACAAACAGATGTACAATACTCTTGGATTACCTCTAGTCTAATAGAGGATTATACTGGGTCCGCTCGCTATAATTTTGAACAGCCTGATTTTAGCAATTCTAGTTTTGCATCAACTGATATAACTTTTGTTAGTGCCTCTGATTCTGGCAGCACCAACATAAAGGTTGACTTTGCAGGATTAAATACTTTGGTATTAGATAATGTTTTTTCTGCATCTAATACACTTTCAAACACTGAATATTTTAATGATCGCATTGAGAGTTTAGAGGATGTGTTGACAACAAATGCGATTCTTCTCCACCGCGGTGGACCATATGGCGGTTCGAACTGGAAACTTTACAGAAAAGACAGTCATCCTATTGTAAGAGCACATAAAAGAGAAAATAGATTAAGCTTCGCTCGACCAATTCAAGCAAAAGATCCGGATGGTGCAACCGTAAAGACTTTTGCACTAAGATCAAAAATAGAATCGCCTGTCGTTTCAAAATACGATCCAGTAAGATTTAACGTTTTTATTACAGATCCAAGACTAGGCGGCAGTCAGAATGTCATATTTCAACAATCTTACATTAACAATTTTGCTAAGTTTTCTACAAAAATACCTGGAGAGTCACAATTAGATTTGAACAATAGTCCATTTTTTACAGATGTAGAGGGATACGAAAACATAAAACTTTCCTACAATACATTAAAAGATTTGGTTAATAGAAAAGTAGCAGAAGATGTTAATCCAATTTCGTTAACAAATAATTTAATCACAAACGAGGTATTTTGGCCGAAACAACAGTATACATATTTGTCAGACCACAGACAAAGAGAACATTATGCAAATTTCTTTTGGAGAGATGATCCAGCAGTTAGACTAGAATTAGGATCACCGGCGCTCTTCTTTGACTTCCATTCTGGATCGGCAAAAAATATATATAAATTTGGTATTAATATTGGTCTGGGTTCTGGATTTCCGGGTGGCACTTTTACACCATATTATCAGCCAGAAAACAGTGGAACATTCTCTGCTAGTATTTGGCCAATAGATGCTAGAAAAGATTTTCAAACAAATAGCCCGGGCAGAATTAGAAGAGATCCAGACGAAGGTTTAATTGTCGAGCCAGGTAGCGCACCGAACTTTACGTTCAGGCCTATTATTTCCGCTTCAGATGGATCAGGAATATTACAAAACGCACATGTGCCTTTTAGCAGTTACATATACGTAACACATAGTAACCCATCAAGTAATACATTCTTTGAAGGATATCAGCCGGGTGAAGCACGATTACTACCACAGTACAATAGAAGGATCCAAGGGGTTATTTCAGATGATCCAATTTATGAATATAAATTTGGCGATACTAAGTGGGAAGCTGGAGATCAATCTGGATTATCGCCATTTTATAATACATATGATGAATATTGTGAAGATATTAAAAGAACCGGAAAAGATTATAGCATAATTCCAGAATTTAGAATATCAGATCATATGGATTTTTATCTTAACAATGCAAAGGACTTTTTGGTTAAACCTCTAGGAGCTTATGCGATAACCGGTACTGTCGTGGGGCCAAGTGAATCTGATCGTGCTCTCGGCCCCCCAGAGTCCGTAGGCCTACTAACTCCATTTGAGCAACAACTTGAAGATCTAAATTTTGAAATAACTTATCTACACTCTGATTTTTTAAACACATTTAATATTGTTGATTCAGATTTTGACACACTTCAAAATACAAAAATTACTTTGTCCGCAGATGCACTAATTAAATTTTTACCATATGATGGTTTTTACCCTGTTGACAGATCTGTTCAATTAGCCAAATTATTTCATGAAAGCTACGAAAGCAGTTTTGCAATCACCGGTGCCGTCCGTGTTAACCTACAGGATGGTGATTTAGTGCCTGGTGAGACGCTGGATAGCAGAAGAAAAGGCTTTATGAATCCTGTATTTAAATCTTTGTTTGCACCTGGAATATTATATAATAGTATTAAATCAGGAATTGCTGTAGATTATCCAGTACACACATCGTCAGTAGCATTTACAGGTGCGGCAAATCAACGAAATAATTTAGGATACTTAGTGAATATTCCTAGAATCAATAGTAATTTTGAGTATAGAGTTCCATTTGAAGCATTAGCTGACCCTGTAGGTGGGTTAAGCGGTATCAATGTATTAGACAATGAACCACACCCATCAGCTAGCATTAATTTGACTTCTTCTTTGCAGGCTGGCTCCGGAAAGCTTAATTATACTTTAGCTATGAATAATTTCTTGGCTTCGACAATTGATTTTTTCAAAGAAGATGGGAAACTAACAACATTAGCTTCAATATCAGATACCGACAGTCAGTTCGGAGTTGGATCAAGTCAAGACAAAAGTGGAAAAAAATTCAGCGCATTTATTCCTGGTATAGAATACACCATGAGAATTGTTTGTTACAACGGGGTTTTTGACACTTTGCAATCTTTTGTAGAATATTTTGAAAACAGTACAACAGATGCCATATTAAAAGCATCTTATAACAGATCTGTGCCTACGGTTATAAATTATGCCAGAACTGGTTCAGATACATTTGCTCGATCAGATTACTATGGAAGTTCTTTTGGGCCTCCAGTCTCCTCTGTTGGGACTTTAAATAATCTGTTTGCTTCTGTAGACCCCAATCATAGTAGCGCATCTTATGAACCTTTTACGCCACCTTACTATGACGGTTATAGCCACATTGAATTAACTTATAGGTGCGAAAAGCTTGGAGAAAAAATACCTGATATAGTTGCGCAATTAACACAAAGTTTTGTTAGGTTAAACACATCAGTTGTAGAGGTTGGCAAGTCAGGCGAGGATAACGCGATGACTTTAGATTCTAGCTTAAATTATTTACAAATCGCCAAGAGTCCAAATCCAAAATTCGGCCCCAATGGTAACGTTTTAGAAGTAGACGAAGCGAACAAAGGGAATGTTTTAGTAATTCAGCCTAAATGGGAATGTCCGATATTAGATTTTAGTAATGTACCGGTAACATTACCAAATATCGGCTCCGGCTCAGTAGCACGCGGAATGTGGCATCAATATGGTTCAATTCCTGACAATGGTAAAGGCGTATATTTGCAAATTCAAGACTTAGATCCATCCGAATTAGGATCAGATGGACTAACTGGATCTTTAGCGGATAAACTAGGATTTAAAAAAGAACCTGTTAGAATTGGAGAGCTAGCTAATAAAAAAAGAATATCAGAGGCCATTGTTGCAATACCGTTTAGAAAAATTACCCCTGGTACTAGGGAAAAAGAATTTTATGGAATAGGGCCGCGGACCATTTTTTTGGCTAAACAGCAAATTAATGGTAATCTACCGCCTTCTACTGCTCCACAAACTTTACCAAGCGAAGAAATTATAGACATGGTTAGAAAAATGCAAAAGTTTGTTATACCTCCCCATTTAGATTTTGTAAAAAACGAATCGATTAACCCTTTTGCAATGTTTATTTTTGATTTCGAAGTCGGATTAAGTCAACAAGACTTGGCAAATATTTGGCAGAATCTAAGCCCAGATATAGGAAGAAAAGCTATAAAATCAAAAGCCTCTCTACCGGCTAGATTATTTGCTCCTAATAATGTTTCTGGAACGCCTTTAATGCCAGTTTTTGATAAAAACACAAGATGGATGGTTTTCAAAGTAAAACAAAGATCAGCATACAATTATTTTTCTAAAACGGCAGATTCTAAAGATGATGACAGATTTAAATTTAATATTGAAATTGGCGCGAGAGATGCAGAAAAAGGTTCGGTACCGGATTACAGTTACAACTGGCCTTTTGATTTCTTTAGTTTAATCGAGTTAGGAAAAGTCTCAGCACAACATGAATTCCGAAAGCCGCTGATAACAGAAGAAGGCGAGCAGAAGGCAGACCCGGGTGCCGAAGAAATACCAACTTATTCAAAATTACCTAATTTTCCAAGTAGAACACCAGAACGGGATAGGTCAACTCGTAGAGTACCAGAAACTGATAGGAGTCAATCGGATCGCAGGAGAGGGGGTCGAAGGGGTCGTATAGCGACCACACCACGGGATCCTGTGGTATCACCAGTAGATCCATCACGATTACCTAATTTTGGCTTACTCACAGCTCAACTTCCAGCGCAAGGGCTTGCAGCTTCTCCACCGATATTTAATATTGGCGCAGCTGCCGCGGCAACCAGGGCGGCGCCGAACACGAGCGAACTTCGAATAGTGGATCCAGGCAACGTGCGTAATGTTAATCCAGTAGGCCCTCAAATTCAGAGAATAGCAAACACTACGCGCACCACCACGGTACAGACTCAAACCGTTAACCAAACAATGAACACTAGTGTTAGCCCTGCAGTTCTAAATATTGGAACTGGGTATGGTGCAGGTTTAAATAGAGGTAGAATAGAATGAGATTTTTAGACCCAAAAGAAGAAGTATACAAAATAAAAATCACACCGTGGGGTAAATATCTTTTGACACAAGGCAAATTTAATCCAACTTATTATGCTTTTTTCGATGATGATATTATATATGATTCTAGTTACTTAGAGGATACCGGCGATTCATTTGAACTTCAAAATGATATACAAGACAGAATATTAGATGAGACTCCTAGATTTGAGGGTCAAACTAGTTTTAAAGGATCTGAAACCACTTTATTTACAAAATTTCCTAACATATTAGATGAAATATTCCCTGGGGTGTCTGAGAAGATTGACGACCCATCTTACAACATTAATAATGCTGAGTCGCCAACAGATAATTATTATCTTCAAAAGCCATTAGCCAGAGGTGGTAACAATACAAATACAGCTCCATTTTTTAGTGTAGACATGATTACCGGCTCAATACTAGATGCAAAAATAGATGGATCTGGTTCTAGTGGATTTTTTGCTCAAAAAGGAGATGGACCAAGCGCTTTTATAAGCCAAGTTGAGTTTGAAATAGAAGACGAAATAACTATAGATACAGTACCGGACTTAACAATAACTCCAACAAAAACAATTGAAAACGATGAGTTGTTTGATTCTTTTTACGTTTTCAAAGATGGAACTCGTATGACATATGATAAAAAAGAATTGTTTTTAAAACTTGAAGAAGGGAACACTGAATTTTTAAAAGAAAATTTCGACATTGAAGTTTTTGAAATTACGGAAACATCCGACAACAATGGTGATGTAAAACAAAGTCTTAAAAGATTAAGTTTTGTAAAAGAAGGTGAAACTGTAAATCAAAACAACATTGAATATTATTTTAATATATTAGTGGACAATGAAATAGACTCGGATTTTTATTGTCAAGCTCTTAGGACAAATAAAAATAAAACAAAAGATATATTTTCAGATAATACGTTTAAATGCCCAGACTTAGAGCAAGAAAAGTTTAATTTAAATATTTATAATACTGACAAAACAATAACACCGGTGGAAAAATGCTAAATGGATTATAGTAAGTACGGAATATCAGAGAGCTATTTACCTACAGTTTACCATAATAGAATTATTATCGATAAAACAACTGCAGCAACTGTTAATAAAAACTTAACAGAGAATGCATATATACGGGGCGCCACAGGCTTTTTAGGAAATATATCCAGCTCTCCAATTCAAACTTTAGTTACAGTGGACACCAATATAGTGTTCAACGTGCCTAGCTACTCAGACTTCGTTGATTTATCAAAAGATGATAATTTTGCAGATTCTTTTGAGGTTGTAACACATCTTTTCTGGAAAAATCCAAATTTTGGTACAAGCCCAAGTCCTTTGAACATTGATCTACCTAATAAATACACGGAGCAAGTGGCGGATATAATATCAAATATCAACAGCGTTGAATATCAAAAATATTCACTATCAACAGTTTTTAATAACATTGGCAAAGATAGTCTTAATTTAACCAACTTTGATAACTTTACCCGGTATCAACGTAAGTTTCCTGATGGCCAAACATATTTTCAAGTGCCATACACTATTAAGTTTCAAGTTCCACTTGAAAACATACCATATATGTACCTATTATCTCATGCGTCTGTAACTGATTTTAATATAGATTTGAATTTAAATTTTGGTGGGTTTGAAATAAATGATGATTCTATTACTTCTGTTTCTGCATTTGAAGCTTATAACTTATCCAACGGAGATGGTGCGACAAGAGCTGGTCCTTTAATAGTTGATACTTTGATTAGCGATAATAACACGCAAACAAAAGGTGTGCTTTATACAATAGCTCAAAACCAATCCACGTACCAAGGACAGATTCCAGAAGGTGTGGACTTGCAGGAAGTAACCGGTTCTGATATCCTAAGAGAAGAAAAATTTAACGATTTAAAAGGCACACCGTGGCTTGGTGGAGTTCACAAACACGAAGGTAGATACATGGCCGGCGCCTCACATACCGATAAGCCTCATCCTTATTTAGATGCGAATGTAGTTCAAAATAAAAAACTCATCGACTTGCGACCAATAAAACAAATTACAGAGCAGAATCCGCCATATTTTGTCGACGCGCTATCAGATGTAAAAACAATCAGTACTGATTATTTTGCAGATAACTCTAAAAACAATTTATTAAAAAAATTAACTGTAATCTCTGAACCTTTTTTGAGCACTAGAAAAGCAAAAAAGGAATTTTATGGTGGTCAAGAACACATCGATGGATTTTTTGCGATAAATTATACAAACTTTTTAAGAAAACATAGTATTTTTTCTAGTTTTATAGTGCACTACCCTCTATTGCAAAAACTTTTTGAAGACGCTGAATTCGATATAAAAATTAAAATTTTAAGACATGATGTAAAAACTAAAATTTCTACACTAATTTTTGATTCTTCAGGTCAAAATTTTAATGGAACTTATACGGCTAAACCGTCTTTGCAGTCTCAACAATTTTCTGGTAATAAAAACAACATAGAAGTGCTTTTAGGTTATTTGAGCGTTGTAAATCTTTCAAAAGATGCGTTGAATCTTGATGTGACTAAAGGTTCAAAAATTGAGTTTTACACGTTTACAGATTTTGATAAAAACAAAACATCTGCGACCGAATATAAATACGAAGTGCAGGTAGAGATGATAGATCCTGTTTTTGAATATTTATCAAATGGCATCGCCGCCATAGACAAAGCAATTAGAGGTGATGAAAAAACTTTAGGTTTAAAACAAATACTTCAATTAATAAAAGTAAAAAAAGGAGAAACAAATGTTGTTTCTGGTGGTAAGGATTTTCCTTATGTTGTCGATAATACAAATCAACAAAGTTTAAATCAAATAACAAACTCAACAATTATTGATTCAATAAAAGAATATGATTTAATAAATGAAACAGTTTCACTTACAGAGGATAATAAACTAGTTCTTACTCAAGACATAGCTGAAAGTCGAATAATGCAATTATTCGCTTATGGCCCGGGCTCGTCCAATCTAGGGCTTCTTCTTTTTGATATAGTCAATAATATTTTGGACATTGAAAATGCAGGCAATGTATCAATTGATTTGATTAGGTTAGCGATAAACAGTCTTAGCACCATTAGAGATGTCATAAAAGATAAAGTTAACGCGATATCAAACGTAGATATTTTAACTCAAAGTTTTGGTTATCGAGCAGCCACACTCTCAGCACAAAATGGAAACTCAGGTAAACGAATAATTAGAGAAAAAAAATTGTCAAAAAATAAAGTTACAAAACAGGAATATGGATTTGATTATTTAGCTAATTACTCAGATAATGTGGGATTAAAACAAGTACCGGTAAGTGTGTTAAAATATTTTATTGAATTTAATTATTTGCCTAGATATTTTAACAAAGAAGAATCAAACAATTTTCCCGCTCTTTTAAACGAATATTTACAAAATTATAAATATTCTACGTTAACTTTGACTAAACAAGGAGTTGTCCTGCCAAAAGGCTTGTTTACTCCAAAAGACTATGAAAACTGGCCAAATTTGTTACAAATTTTATTACTTTTTATAGAGAAGAATGCGTCTAAGCTTACAGGAAAAACAACGTTTACTTATACACAAAGTGATACAACTAATTTTAAATTTGAGATTAATAAAAATATAGAAGCGCTTACCGACGCACAATTTAATGACCTTACCCTTTTAAAATCTCTTGACCGCGGCCAAAAGCAATTGGTAACAAAAGGTTTAAGTATACAAGATCAGATTACAACAAATCAATCTATATTTGTTGAATTTAACGATGAAATACAAACAGACCAAAATAATCCTGATGCGACCATTCCAATTGACAATTTGAAAAAAAATGACATATCCGATTATTTTTTAAATTATGTTAACAACGCAGTGGAAAATGGAAATGAAAACAAAAATAGAAATTTAAATGGAATAATAAATTTAAATGTTAACTCTTTACTCGAAGATGAGATAAAAGACTTTACTATACCACAACTTTCTTTGTTAGAATATAATACTGGAAATTCTAAAATTTTAGGCAATCCATCTCCTGGAGTGGGTTATGGGATGTATTACCGGGATGTTTGGTCGCTACAAACAAAAAAATTATTTTTAGACCAATTTGCAGATTTTTTCTTTGAATATATCAATTCTGTTAAAATAGAGTATCTATCAGGTTTTGATACGTACAATTATGTCGGTATACTAAATGAATCTAATGAATCAACAGTTTTTGAACCAGTTGACGCTTTGAATAATATTGATATAAGCTCACATCGCTGGGAACAATTAACTAATTCGGTATTAGATCAATTACAACAAGGTCAAGCTGTATTGTGTAAAATGGTTGATTTAATGCCTAACGGTTTTGTTGATATGAACGTTCCACTGATTCAAAAAATTAAGTTTTATAAAAAATATTATAATTATTTTCTAATTATAAAAGGTCAAAAAGATTTACAAATAAGAGAATATGGGAGCACTATTTAATGGCAATAAGCTACACTAAAATACCAGATTATAATCAGTTTGTTCAAAGCTATTTTGTAGATCAAGAATTGTTAAACACACAAGATGTTGGAACAGTCTTGGTAGAGAATGCTAATACTCAAGCTGTCATGAACAATGCTGAACAAGGTACGAATGGTAACAATACACAAGGCACACAGAATAGGTCTTATGATTAATAAGGTATAAACAATGGCAAATTTTGGAAAAATAATATTATTTAGAATAGAGGATTTATTACCTGAAAATAATCAAAATGCCTACTACCCTACTTTTCAGGATCCAACACCACCAGGCACCTTTCCCGATGGCACATACCCATTTGCGCGAGGAACGACTGCCGGCTTGGAATTCCAGGGCGGCAGTGCATTGGAAGAGACTTGGAATAAATGGTATAGAATACTTGGAAAAAATTACAAATTAGATGAGGAAGGTGCGTTGGTGAGTGTCATCTATGACAAATTATCGGAGCCTATGGGCGGCGCCGGCTTTGAAGTTCCAAATTATTTTTCTGACTATAAATATTTAGGTACCATCGAATCTTTTCAATACGCCCCGAACGATTTAATTCAATTTACATTTGGAGATTTTTCGACCGGTAACGATGAGGAAGACATGCTAAACTACATGTTTGCTCAACTTCACAAATACGAGGCGCTCCGATTTACGAGCGCGTTTCACGGCGCGCCAGAAGACGAACGACCTGGTGGTTTTACAAATCACAACTTATCTTTACCAAAACCGTTGATGTCAAAAAGACTTTCGCGTTTCTCGCAGCCCCAAACCGAGCGCGAATTCCAAAATTTTTCTTTTGAACAATATGGTATCGGTGATGCCATAAAAATAAAACCCATATACAACTATTATTTAAAAGACTATGAACAGTTTTATAACTCTCTTTCCAATAGAGTAAATTTTAATATAAACTATCAGGAAGAAAAATCAATTCCAAACTTTTATTATTTGATAACTTTATTAGCTAATCCAGATGTTTTTTCAGAAGTGACATCTAACTCAAATGCGGCCGCGCCGTTTACAATAGAGGGAATTTTGGAGGGAATAATACCATCTTTGACTGGAGATCTCTCTACCGCACCACTGGGTGCGAAGCTAGCAACGGAAATTCTGGCGTATGAACAAGAAACCAATCGCGAAAGAAATTCAGTTGTTGTCGTAACTCCCAGCTTTTATAAAGCGCTTTCAAATGAAATAAGCACCCAAAAAAGAGCGCATCCTTTTTATAATCAAATAGAGATACCGATCACTAAAGGCGGCACAGTTTTTAGAGATTTATTTAAAAAAGCAAAAATATATGAGCAATTGCAGCATAGGGCTGGTTTGCAAATAAGAGTAATCAACCAGGCCGCTCGCTTCGGTAAGAATCTTACACAAACAGGAATTATATTAAATGATTTGTCCTCGGGTTATAATTTGTTTTACACAGCGGCAACCACCACGAAGTATACGTCTGGTAAGTACGGCATTCGAGTTGAGTATAAAAGCGCAGATCAACGAACTACTGACCCAGACGTTTTTTCACTACCATATAAATCCAGCCCAGCGAATGGCTTCGAAGCGGCTAGGGTGATTGAATTTGATGTTAGTTTACATGATGAAGGTAATAATTATGACTTTAAACTAGGCGTCAAAACAGGTCAACAAGGCGCGACTTATATAAATTTTAATAATAACTACATATCGCGTGTAAGACGATGGCCAGTTGAAAATGGAAAATTAGATAGCGCAGGTGTGAGATTTAATTTAACAAAAGTAAACCAGTTTACTACGACCCAAGATGACAAAATAATGAACCCTTTGACGTTCTATGCGAATAATCCTGAATCTGAAAACAGTTATATTAGTAGCGTAATACAAAATAAAGCAAATTCAATATTGGAATATATTTTTAATAAATCTAAGCTAAATGCTGGCTCTGTTTTTAATAATTTAGAAAATTATTCTGAAATTTTATTTTTTGAAGTTGAAAAATATGATATAGACGACAATGGAGTAGAAAAAAATCTAATTCAAACTTTTATTTTACCAAATGATCCGGATATTGGAAACACTATTACCTATATTGATAGTCAAATAAAATATGGAAAAGAATACGTATATAAAATTTATGCGCATACAATATCAATCGGTAATAGATTACGGCGTTCCCGTCGCGTCGCCGAACCGATAATCGGGGCAATTGATGATAATCTCAACGCAGAACCTGGTCCCAATGGTTATCAAATTGGCACTATTTACCCGATTAGATTTGTATATAATAATAAATTTGATGTAAAAATATTACGAGTTCCATATCATAATACCTATGAATATCGTGAGAATGAGAATGATACACAAAGAGAAACAACTGTTAACGTAGACAATCCGCCAATACCACCACAAGTCACTTTCTATCCATTTAAAAATGTTAGCAATAAAATTGGATTTTGGTTTAATATTGGGTTAGGGAGACTTAAAATGAAAGGGCATCGCGCTATGGAGACAGCGATATCGGATCCGGGCAGTAACGCGAAGGAATACAAAATCTTGCGCGATGTGGGCCAAGCCCAATATAAGCGTGGAGATCTGACCCCCCAGGAGTACTATGGACCCGATGCTAGTTCAATCTTTGCCGCCGAGACGTACGGTATAAGCCATAAAATTTTGTATAGTACAGATGACTTTGGTGGAAAAATAGAAATATATCGGTTAACTGAAAAGCCGGAAAACTATTCTGATTTTGCAAATAACAAAATTTCAGATGTTGATGTTATTGGTCCAAGAACCCTTATAGATGACATTATTCCAAATCAAGATTACTATTATATTTTTAGGCATTTAGATGTTCATGGAGCGCCCTCCAATCCAACTCCTGTTTATCATTTTAAAATGATTACTAGTAATTCTACAATGGAGGCCGATTCAGTTAGAGTTGGTGTAGAGGGTCTGCAGCCAATTTTATTTAATGAAATAATTTATTTAAATGATAATTCTTATGAGGAACAAAAAGTAGAAAAAAGTTTTAAGAAATACTTACTAGTAGAACCGACATTGGCTCAAACATATTTAAGCTTTGATAATTTTGAAAATGTTGGCGCAGAAAGTAACTTTAATACTGCTAGTAATATTAAATTAAATCAAACTAATTTGATAATCGGCAAAGGTGGCGCCGATTTTATTAATGTTAAAGGTAAAAAGTTTAAGATTAGAGTAACCTCTAAACAAACTGGTAGAAAAATAGATTTAAACGTAGATTTTAAAAATTTGTCTGTAATTGAAAATTATAAAGAATAATTACTAATTATAGAGGTATAGGAGAATATTATGGCGTTTCTAGACAATTCAGGTGATATTATATTAGATGCTGTGCTTACTGATGCTGGCAGAAAAAGACTAGCTCGTGGCGATGGCTCATTCAATATCGCACAATACGCTTTTGGCGATGATGAAATAAATTATGGCAGTTATGACGCTACGAACGTTAGTGGGTCAGCTTACTTTGATTTACAAATCCTACAAACGCCGGTTCTAGAGGCGTTTACAAACAACATTGCCTCATTAAAAAGTAAACTTATAAGCTTAACAAATAATAATTTACTTTATTTACCAGTCATTCTATTGAATGACACTGAAGGTCAGTCTTTTTCTCCGAACACAAATATTGCTTCTGGTTCACATGCTGTGCTTGTTGACAAAGACTCAGTGGATACTTTTGGATTTAATTCAACAACAGCAAATATTGAAAGATATATTAATGGGTTTGATGGCCCTTCCGGAGACAACAATGGAGGGTTCATACGTCTCGACCAAGGATTAGACACAGTAGAAATCAGCAACGCGTTCAATTTAGATGCAGAGTTAACTGAAAACCAGTATATTGTTGAGATCGATAACCGCTTTGGATCTTTAGTTGACGAAAATGGAAATACAGTAAATCCATCTTTTATTGATGATGATAATATTGCTAGCTATTATCTATCGACAGCCCCGTTTGTTAGTAATTTAAGTGTTGTCGTCGAAGGGGCGGGTAATGATAACCTTAGCGTTATTGATGGTCCAAGAGGAACAAAATTACAATTTTCTATTTTAGCATCTTTAAACTTAAGAACTTCACAATTTTTATTCGATCAGGTTGGAGATACTGCGACATATAATTCTTTCTCGTTTAAATTTATAGATACTTTAGTGAGAGTTAACGGTGCTACAACTGGGTACAGGGTTGATGTGCCTGTGAGATTTATTAAGAAAACTTAAAAGGAAATAACATGGCTTCTACATTTAAGAATTTTGCAGCATCAGATGTTGCCACAACAAGAACGCTTCTACACGAGGCAATTCCCGTAACGGGGACAATTGTTTCCGGCACATACGCTGATGAAAACATTAAATACTTTAGCAGTGGTTTATTCACCGCAGTTTTTGATTACCCATTTTTAAGCTCCTCCGCTAATCACATTTTTGATATCACGGCTGGCTATGCTTCTGGTTCAGATTTTTCGGATACCGAGAATGTGCAAAACCAAAAGAAAATTAATATATATAATCAGTTTGCACAAGTGCTAGTACCATACGATGTTACTGGCAATATTCAACAATTTGACCAAGACGGCAATATCGCCGGCGGCGGAACCAAAATGGATTCGGCTTTCTTTTTAACTTTTGGTAGATTGTTAGCAAAAGACGAAATTAAAAAAGGATCTTTTAGATTTGATTTGTTTTCCAATAACGCACTCGGAGCCACTACTGCCGGCGACCGTGGTGGGTCAATAACAATAGGTGATTATGGCGCCGCAACAGTATTTAAACAAAATTCACCAACTGGTGAATATGGATTGCTTTATACCGGTTCAGGCGATGCAGGAGATTCCAGTAAATGTATAGGTCACATATATTATCAAGCTGGCGCAGTTGTTCTTACCTCATCAGTCCTCGACGCCGCCACGCCGACGATGACCACGGCCTCTGTTATGTCGCAAATCGGCACAGGCTCCGCAAAAGATCTTTTTGTTTCAGGTACGATTGATGAGTGCGCGAATGCAATCAGATACGCATACGGAAATATAGACTTTAATAATACGACTGAATTAAATTCAACTGTTTATTTCTGTAGGGCAAACACTTCTGAATATAATTATAGTTCAAACCCGACTTATTTAGATTCTAGTAAGATTGTTGTTAAGGGTGATAACGCATTTGCAGAACCAGTGTCTTATATAACCACAGTTGGTCTTTATTCCGCTGATAATGAGTTATTGGCAGTGGCAAAACTATCTGAGCCTCTCAAGAAGGCCCCAAGCAATGAACTAACTTTGAGGGTAAGATTGGACTACTAGTATTGGTTAATTTACATGTCCAGTTATTATAAATTTAAAAAAAACGATAAGATCGTTAATTACATTACTTCTTACCCACACTATAAATTTTCTGTGTATGACGCTAGCGTTTATTTAAATAACCAAGCTTCATACAGCGGGTCTTTCACTGATGAAATTGGAGAGGTACCGTCTGGTTTTATAAGTCTTTACGAAATGAACGTTGATAGAGACTTTGCTGCGCATACTTTTGATCCAGACACCGAAACAGGTGTAAAATCAAAAATATTTCCATTTATAACAAAAGATTCTAGTTTAAACTCATTTGGAACTGTTACGTCCACAGATTGGAATCAATTTACATACGGCACTGTATTGACTGGCGCATATCCGTTAAGTGCGTCGATCACTCGTGAAGGATTTGCAGAGGGTGATTTAACAAGACCCCACATCACGGCGCTAAAAAACACATTAAATTATTATAAACCACTAAGTCCGCATTATCAATTTTCTTCTTCTTTGGGGGATAAATCTCAACAGAGGTGTAACTTGATAAGTATTCCCTCTATATTTTTCGGAAAACAAATTAAAAAAGGATCAGTAAAGTTAGATTTTTATCTTTCCGGCGCTTCGATAGCCACACTAGAAGATGTCTATAAAAATGGAACGCTGGTACAAACTAGCGGCACTGCGTATGCACAATCACAAGGATCCGGCTCAGTGGCCGGCGTGGTTTTATACAATGAGGGCTTCATGGTATTAACTGGAGCCTGGAACTTAGATCCGGATGCCACGCGTGACATGGGTAGTACAACCGAAACTGCTAAGTGGGTTAATTTTGCTGTTGGCTGTAATGATGAATTTACAACTAATAATATAACACCTTCGGCTAGTTTTGACATACAGTTTAGAGGCACAACAGTAACTCCAACCTTAACCATGTTCGCTCATGCAAACAAAAATGATTTAAATTATTCAAACAATCCGACATTCATCGACAAGACAACAGTATCAGACACACCGTTTGCTTTTAGCTCTTCATCTTTTATAGAGCAAAGTAACATGAAATTTAAGAATACAATTAGCTCGTCCTTCTCTACTTATTCGGGGTCATTTAAAAAACAAACATTTATAAGTAAAATGGGTATATATGATTCTAACAAAAACTTAATAGCTATAGTCAACCTGGCCAGACCAGTTAGAAAAAAAGAATCTGACGAATATACTTTTAAAATTAATCTAGACATTTAAGGAAATTTAATATATGATATTAGGATTAGATATAAGCACCAGTATAACTGGTTTTTGTATCTTAGACAGTGAGGGCGAAATAATACGCGCTGATGTTTGGGACACAAGAAATAAAAACAAATTTGAAACATTTTTTGATAAAATACAATTTATCAAAGATGGCCTACAAGAGATTAAAGTTCAATACCCGATTCAGCATGTTTATATAGAAAAGCCATTTATGTTTTTTGGTTCAGGAGGTTCAACAGCAAAAACAATGGCAACACTCCAGAGATTCAATGGCACCGTTTCTTGGATTTGTTATGAAACTTTTAAAAAACAACCGACCTATTTTACTGCACAACAAGCAAGAAAGCTAAATGAGATTAAAGTTACCAAAGGTAAAGACACAAAAAAACAAATTTTAAAATGGGTGCTTGACAAATACCCTGACTTTAGTGTAGAATATACGCATAAAGGTAATCCAAAACCAAAATATTTTGATATTGCCGATGCTATTGTAATCGCTAAAGCAGGGAATAAGTGAGAAGTAAAAACAATATTTTAACAGAAGTTCTTGGGTCTGGGTATCAATCCAAAGATGAAACACTTTTTAGCTGTCCTTTCTGTAAACATCACAAAAAGAAATTATCCGTCAACATCAACAAAGGCTTTTTCAAATGCTGGGTGTGTGATACAAAAGGCGGCATATCTTATCTTATAAGAAGATTTGGGTCTATTGATGATCGACACGATTGGGCTGTATTAGATCAGGAGGTTGATTTCTCTACTATGGATTTGATATTCAACCAACCAGAAGAAAAATTACCTCCTGTAGATATACCACCAGAATATATTTGTTTAGCAAAGAAAGGCTTACCTCCTGCTGCCAATGAAGCCATATCTTACTTATGGTCGAGAGGCATAGGACAAAAGGATATTATATATCACAAAATAGGATTTTGCTTGACAGGCAAATATAAAAAGCGTATAATAATACCATCCTTTGATGATGAGGGTAATTGTAATTACTTTACAGCACGGTCATACAGTGGTGATTGGTTGTCTTATAAAAACCCCCCAGCGTCAAAAAATATTATTTTTAACGATCTTTTGGTTAATTGGGATGAGCCAATAACTTTAGTAGAAGGCCCTTTTGATGCTATAAAGATGAAAAACTCGATTCCTATTCTTGGATCGACCCTAAAAGAAACAACAAGATTATTTAAAAAAATTGTTGAAAAACAAACAAAAGTTTACATTGGTTTAGATGAGGATGCATTAAATAAATCAATGAAGATTATATCTTTACTTCTTGAATATGGACTAGATGTCTATAAATTAGACACCTCAGATATAGAAGATATTGGGTCTATTACAAAAACAGAAGCAGAAGATTTAAAAACAAACGCAAGTCAAATTAATCTAGAAAGTATTTTTAATATTTATTGGAGCATGAATGAGCTATAAAATCGCCCATATCGCAGATACACACATAAAAAATCTAAAATATCATACAGAATATCGTGAGGTTTTCTCTAAGCTTTACAAGCACTTAGAAGAAGAGAAAGTAGATTACATTGTACACTGTGGAGATATTGCACACTCTAAGACAAACATCTCTCCAGAGTTTGTTAAGATGTGTTCAGAATTTTTAAATGGGTTAAGTTCTGTTGCACCGACCTATATAATACTCGGCAATCACGACGGTAATTTAAAAAACAGCAGTCGTGAGGATGCTATTACTCCAATAGTCGAGGCCTTGGATCTTCCAGACCTTCATCTGTTGAAGAATAGCGGAGAGGTAAAAATAAATGAAGAAATATGTCTCAACGTTCTTAGCGTATTTGATAGAGATAATTGGAGAGATCCTACCGACTATAATGTTATTAACATTGGTTTGTATCACGGGTCTATTTCAAATTGCCGCACGGATGTCGGCTGGACAATGCAGCACGGGGAAAACGAGATATCGATCTTTGACGAATTCGACTACGCCTTTTTAGGCGACATCCATAAAACAAATCAAGCATTAGACGACGCAGGAAAGATACGGTATCCAGGTTCTACTGTTCAGCAGAACTTCGGAGAGACGAATGATAAAGGTTTTCTTATTTGGGATATTCAAGATAAAGAAAACTTTACGGTGAAGCATGTCGTAATTCCAAATCCAAAACCTTTTGTCACTATCAATCTAACAAGAACTGGTCGCTTGCCTAAAAATGCAGAGTGTCCCCTTGGTGCTCGAATCCGTTTAGTATCAGAAAATAGTTTGCCTGTTAGCACAATGAAGCGCGCCATGGATGCAGCAAAGCATAGGTTTAAACCAGAGAGCATTGGATATCTTAATCGCTCTGCTGGTCAAAGAGGCAACGTAGAGGATCTAGCAACTGATGACGTAGAAGAAAATCTACGCGACGTTACCGTGCAAGAAAAGCTTATCAAAGAATATCTTAAAGACTTTGAACCTACAGACGAACAGCTAGAGGCAGTTTTCAAGCTTAATCGTAAGTGCAATGCTACATTAGCTGAGAAAGAAGATGTTCAGCGAAACATCAACTGGAACTTGCGTACAATGCATTGGAACAATTTATTTAATTATGGTGAGGATAACTCTATAGATTTTGATAAGTTAAATGGCATTGTTGGTATATTTGGTAAGAATTTTTCTGGTAAGTCTTCTGTTATTGATAGCATGCTTTACACCATCTTTAACTCTACAAGTAAAAATGAACGTAAAAACCTTAACATTATTAATCAAAATAAGGAACAAGCTGACGGCTTAGTTACTATCGACGTTGGACACCAGCGCTATACAATAGAACGTAAAAGTGAAAAGTATGTTAAAAAGCTCAAAGGTGAGGAAACACTAGAAGCAAAAACAGACATTTTGTTTAAAGTAAAAGATATGGTAACTGATGAAGAAACCATTCTTAACGGCACAACTAGAAATGAAACTGATGCCATAATCAGAAATCATTTTGGTAATGTTGATGATTTCTTGATGACCTCTATGTCTTCACAGATAGACTCTCTTCGTTTTATTAACGAGGGTTCAACAAAAAGAAAAGAAGCATTGGCCAAGTTTTTAGACTTAGAATTCTTTGAAAAAAAGTATAAGCTAATAAAAGACGAAGCTGCCGACTTAAGAGGGGCGCTACGGAAAGCAGAAGATATAGATTATAACAGCGAAATATATGAAATAGAAAAACAAATAATGTTTTCTGAAAATAAAATCGCAGATAAAAATGAGATGTGTGAAACGTTAAATCAAGAGTTGATGTCTTTACAGATAGATAAAAATGAACTGGAAACAAAGATAAGTTCAATTCCAGCAGAAGTTATTGACATATGTAAAGTTTTGAAAGATAAAGATAAACAAGAGAGAGATATTGTAACATATTATACTAGCGTAAGCCAATGTAATGCAATACTTGCTGAAAAGAACCAACTTTTAGATAAAATAGCGAAGTTTGAAGAATCATTTGATGTTGTCTCTGTTAAAAATCAAAAAGACGAAATAGATGAAAAACTTCTTAAAATAAGTAATCTTTTAACAGAGTTAGAAAATGCAGAGAAACTTAAAGAACTAAACGAGAAAAAAGTAAAACTTCTTGGTGAAGTTCCATGTGGAGATAAATTTAAATCATGTAAGTTTATTAAAGATGCTCATTGCTCAAAAGAAACACTTGTTGATCTTGTGGGCCAAGTTCAATCAATAAACAATGAGAAAGAAAAAGCAGAAAAGCTTTTAAACAGATCAAATGAAGAAAAAATAAACTCTCATTTAGAAAATTATCAAAAGCTAATGGAAAAGCGCAAAGAGGCCGAACGCATTGTTTTAAAAACAGATCTTGAAAAAGGCAAGTGGGAGAACTCTATATTATCAGCACAAAACGAATTGCAACGTATCAATCTTTTAGTTGATGATTATAACAAAAATAAAAATCTCATTGAAAATAAAGAGACGTTCACTTTGCAATTAGCAAGTGTGATAAAAGAGATAACCAAAAAGCAAAAGAGTATAGATAAGTGTCGGACTGAATTACAAAGTCTCCATAGAGATAACGGCTCACTAGCCCAAAAAGTACAGACGCTACAAGAGAAAAAAGAATGGTTGCATAATCTGCAAAATGAGATTACAGCTTTTGATCTTCTCATGAAGTGTATGCATCCTAACGGCATTGCTTACGACATCATTAAAAAGAAGTTGCCCATTATTAACGATGAGATGTCTCGCATCTTAGCCAATGTTGTCGACTTCGAAATATTCTTTGAGGCAGAAGAGAAAAGACTTAATATTTTTATCAAGCATCCAAAGTATGACCGTCGACCCATTGAGATGGGCTCAGGCGCAGAAAAGACCCTAGCTGCAATGGCTATCCGTCTTGCTCTACTATCTGTATCATCTCTTCCAAAATCTAACATCTTTATTCTTGATGAACCAGGGACTGCGCTAGATGCTGAAAATATGGATGGTTTTATTTCAATTTTAGAACTAATTAAGACATACTTTAAAACGGTCATTTTGATTTCACATCTTGACCATCTTAAAGATTGTGTGGATCAACAAATTACAATTGATAAAAAAGAGGGGTTCGCACACATTATGATTTGAGGTTCTAAATGGCTACGATATATGTTAAAGCATCTGACTCCGGCGCCAGTGATAGTAATGCCGGTACAGACCCTTCTGCACCGAAAGCAACTATTCAATCTGCAGTCGACGCCGCAGATGACTCTTCCCCTGCTGTGGTCATAATACTGGATTCAAATACATATAACGAAGCACCACAATTGGGTCGAGATAGTGGATTTAATTTCCAAAGTATAACCATTAAAGGAGATACTGGTCAATTACCGGTAATGGATGGTAATGGAACAGGCAATGTCGGCGCTTTTCGTAGTGGTGGTATTCGTGGCGGCGGCATATCCATAAATGTAATACAAAACATTAAATTTATAAGGTACGGTGGCACAAGCGGTGTATTGCGAGGAGATAACGGCGGCGATGGTGGTACTTATTTGGTTTCTGATTGCGAGTTTAACGCTAATACCACTAATATAATAGCAAAGACCTTCGGTGACGCCAGCAATCACACTGTTGTAAATAGATGTAAATTTACAGAAAACACTGCTAACATAGTCCAGCCAGCTGGTGATATGTTTTGTGATTTTATTAATTGTGTTTTTGGGATCCCAGCAGACACCGAGGGAATCAATTTTGGGAATGGACCGACCAACGGCACTGTTCAAAATTGTTCTTTTGTCGTAAATACAGATATAAATGGTCATTTCATTATTCAAGCTGGTACAATTGAAAACAATGTTATTCAAAATTTAGCGTCTAGCGGCGATCATCTAATTGGTATCGAGGCGCATGGTTCAAGATCAAACAATGCTACATTTGGAAATTTTGCTACTGCTCAAACTGGTGGTACAAACGGAGGAAATAATTTAGAAGGACAAGACCCTCTCTTTACCGATACTACTCTTAGCAATCCAGATCTTTCAGTGCCCACAAACTCACCACTTATAGGTGCTGGTAAAACAATCGCAGCTATAACTGCTGATTTCATTGGTACTCCTAGAACTGTGCCTTATGACATTGGTGCTTTTCAATTTGTATATTGGATGGATACTGATAATCCAGAGGGTGATGAAACAAAGTTTGGACCTAATGGATTTGAAATAAGATCAACAAAAAGAAAACTTGCGAGTAGAGTGTTTCCAGCAGGAGAAGACAATAGACAGGCACCTTTTTTCACTACCATCCAGGGACCTGTAAATATTAGGGGGAGAACAACACCCTACAAAGCAGAAACATAGGAGATGATAAAATGGCAAGAGTAAAACCTTTTTTAGATAAATTTTTAGGAAGATTTCTTTCTAGAAAGCTCATGGTTTGGATGACCGCAACATGGTTTATGTTAGTAGGCGATGCGTTAACCTCATCTGATTGGGTAGCTGTGTCACTAGCTTATATTGGAATACAAGGCGTTGCTGATATTGCAGCAACATGGAAACACGGGAATCAATAATGTTAACTTTACTAGCAACAAAATCAGCGTTAAAGAAAGTGTGGGTCTGGTTAAAACATAATTGGTACGTACCAGCCGTAATCGTTTACACTATAGTTCTTTGGTTTTTATTTAGAGATAAGACAAAAGCCTTAGAGGTCTTGGAGGTTCGTTCAAAAAGTTACGAGGGTCAAATAAAAACAATAGAGGAAACACATAAAAAAGAAATAGAAGCAAGAGATCAAATATTAAAAAATTATGATAACGTTTTATCTCAACTAGAAAAAGACTATGAAGAAAAAAATATGAAGTTGGACAAAAAGAAAAAACAAGAGATAAAAAAGATAGTAAAAGAGTTTAATGATCGACCTGACGATCTTGCAAAAACTCTAGCAGAAAAATTTGGATTAGATTATGTGGAATAAAATAATAGCATTGCTTGTTTGTTTTTGCCTTGTGTACACGCCAGTTTGTTTTGCAGAGGAACCGGCACTACCAAAAGGTAAAATAACCGGTCTTTCAAAAGGAGAGCATGCACCCTACACCGGTGTGTTGTTAGACAATATTGCTGCAGCAAGAGTTTTTTCAAATAAAAAATATTTTGAAGAGCAATGGCAGCTTAAGCTTCAGTATGAATTGGGAAAACAAAAAGCTAGACTGGATCTTACTATACAATCTCAAAAAGCTAGCCTAGATGCCTTACAAGAAAAGCACACCACTTTGATGAAGATAAAAGATGACGAGATAAAAAGACTATCAGACTTGGCTACTGGGAAAGAAGATTATACAACTTGGTGGACAGTTGGTGGTGTGCTTGTTGGTATTGGCTTAACTATTGCTGTTGTTTATGCAGTTGATGCTGGAACAAATAGATAATATCATTAAAAAATATTCACCTTATGTTATAATGAGATACAAATGAGCAAAAATTATGATAAGATCGCAAAGATAGAAAAAGCCATGTCCAAAAAGTTTGGACGTGAATCCATCGTAAACCCAAAATCAGGTTGGGATGATGAAAAAGAAAAACAATATCTAGAGGATTTAAAAGAATTTTATTCCGAAGATTACAAAGAGGCTGCCGACAAAATAAATGAAGACGGCTTTTTAATCACTAGAAACCTAATTAATAAAGAAATAAATAGAGTTTGCCCAGTTTGCGAAACTTATTCTTTCTCTGGTAAAGATGATCTCTATATGAATAAATTTGAATGTTGTCAAAATTGTTACATTCAATGGGTTGAAGATAGAGAAGAAAGATGGCTAGAAGGCTGGCGACCTGATAAGGAGCAAAATTAATGGCTACAGTTTATGATATTGTAAAGGGAATTAACCAAGCGGCAGCGAATGCTTATGACGGCGCACAAGACGCCCGATTCAGAACAGATGGTAAAGATGACCCTATTGGTCTTAAAAGAGAAGAGGGGTGTCCTCTTACCGATTCGAGGGTTATGGATGGGTTTAAAGTTCGAATAGCTGGGCCGATTTTAATTGTTTCCTATCAATCAGAAATGCCGATAAAATCTTTTCACAATACAAAATTAGGTGATGAGATGGAAGCAGTGTTTAGAGATATTGTCAAGTATCTTAAAAGAGAATATCAAAATATAAATAACGAAGCACTTTCGCTTACTCCAGTTGGTCCTTGTGATATATTATTGCAAAATCTTTCGAAAGTTAGAACTTTTGTGACATGTCATAAAAATTATAAAATTGGTAATATGAAAGATACTACACCAGTTGGTGAAGCATCAGGAGATCGCCTGGAAGACAATTTTAAAAAGTTTCTTGAGCAATCGGCCGGAGGTAAGCCACCTTCGAACGTAACAAGACCAAAAAATGATTAATGGCCTACAAACTAACAAAAGACAAGATAGTAAAAGAAGTTGTAAAATCAGGCAAGAAGCCTGTTTATTTTATTAATACTTATTGTAAAATACCTCACCCGGGCAAAGGCCTTATACCATTTAAAACCTATGATTTTCAAGCAGAATTGGTAGATAATTTAGCGTTACATCGTTTTATTGTTGTTTTAAAAGCAAGACAACTGGGTATATCTACTATTACGGCTGCTTACGTGGCTTGGTTAGTGCTCTTTCATCGTGATAAAAATGTTCTAATCGTCGCAACTAAACTGGCAACTGCAGCAAATTTAGTAAAAAAAGTAAAAACTATTTTAAAAAATTTACCACCGTGGCTGAAGATAGCAGATTTTAGTGTAGATAACAAAAACAGCATAGAGTTGACAAATGGTAGTCAAGTAAAGGCGTCATCAACTTCTGGTGATGCTGGTCGTTCTGAGGCATTATCTTTACTTGTAATTGATGAGGCAGCGCATATTGATGGGCTTGATGAACTTTGGACTGGTCTATACCCTACAATTTCAACTGGTGGACGATGTATTGCCATATCAACACCAAATGGTGTAGGTGATTGGTTTCACGAGACGTTTGTAGGCGCTGAGAGCGGAGAAAATGATTTTCTACCAGTAAACTTACCATGGGCCGTTCATCCTGATAGAGATGATGAGTGGTTTAAAATAGAAACTAAAAACATGTCTCGTCGCCAAATAGCACAAGAGTATGAATGTAATTTCAATACATCAGGCGATACTGTTATTCACGGAGACGACATCCTAAGAATAAAAGAGGGATTGGCAGAACCAAGATATAGAGTCGGTTTCGATAGAAATACTTGGATATGGGAAGAGGCACAAGATGATCATGGTTATCTTCTAGTCGCAGACGTTGCAAGAGGCGATGGTGCAGATTCAAGTACATTCCACGTTTTCAAGCTTCAAACCATGGAGATAGTCGCAGAATATAAAGGTAAACCGACTTCAGATCTTTTTTCTGAAATTCTTTTTACAACAGGCAATGAATATAAAGAAGCGATGATTGTTGTAGAAAATAACAATGTTGGCTTTCATGTTTTAGAAAAATTATTAGAGAGGGGTTATGAAAATGTTTATCATAGTAAAAAAGGTTCTCATGAATATGTGGAACAATATGCTGCTTTGGGCGATTCATCTGTTATCCCTGGTTTCACTACATCGCTCAAGACAAGACCTTTAATAATAGCAAAGTTTGAAGAGTTTATAAGAAACAAAGTTTTAACTATTTATTCTAAACGTTTAGCAAACGAATTAGATACTTTCATTTGGAAAAATGGAAGACCACAGGCGCAGCGGGGATACAATGACGATTTAGTCATGGCGGCTGCGATAGGTTGTTGGGTTAGAGATACTGCTATTGTAGAGAATCAAAAAGATGTAGAATATAAAAAAGCTTTCTTGAACAGCATTATATTTACTAGTACAACACTAAATACAAACACGCCAGAGCAAAGAAAAAGAAGCATTAATGAGATGGCAATAGATGAAAAAAACAATTTAAAAGATCACATATGGGTTTTAAAAGGATAAAAAATGGCTGATAATAATAGTAAAAACACAAAGAATGCCGATTCAGTTTTATTTAAAAGACTGACAAAATTGTTTTCAGGCCCAATTATTAATTATCGTTCGCAAAATACTAGGCAGCTGCGCAGAAGAAAATTAGAAAAATATGCTACAACCTTTAATGATGTCGCCGGCCAAAAATTTGAGCGTCTAGATTACAATCCTTTTAATTCACTTTCATCTTATACTATGGGCGCCCAGAGTCGTGTACAAAGATACAATGATTTTGAACAAATGGAATACACACCAGAGATAGCATCAGCACTAGATATCTATGCTGATGAGATGACAACGTTTAATAGTTTTCATAAAATGCTTTTAATTAAATCCTCCAATGAAGAAATAAAAGGCATATTAGAAGTGCTTTTTGAGCAAATTTTAAATATAAATTATAATTTATTTGGTTGGTCTAGAACAATGTGTAAGTATGGAGATTTTTATTTATACTTAGATATTGATGACAAACTAGGTGTAAAGCAAGTTATCGGCCTACCCTCAAAAGAAGTGCAGCGATTAGAGGGGGAAGACAAACAAAATCCAAATTATGTTCAATATCAATGGAACAGCGCTGGTTTAACTTTTGAAAACTGGCAGATTGCACATTTCCGTATTCTAGGAAACGATAAGTTTGCTCCATATGGAACTTCTGTACTCGACCCTGTGAGAAGAATTTGGAGACAACTTACACTTATCGAAGATGCGATGATGGCTTACCGTATTGTTCGCTCACCAGAAAGAAAAGTTTTTTATGTTGATGTTGGGAACATACCACCACAAGATGTAGAGCAGTTTATGCAACGATTTATCACTTCGATGAAAAGAAACCAAGTTGTAGATCCATCAACAGGGAAAGTTGATCTTCGCTATAATCCAATGTCTGTTGAAGAGGATTATTATATTCCAGTTCGTGGTGGAACAAGCCAAACTAAAATTGATACAATTCAAGGCGGTAAAAATGCTGATGCAATAGAAGACGTGAAATATCTTAGAGACAAAATGTTTTCTGGTCTAAAAATCCCTCAAGCTTACTTAACCTCTGGGGAAGGACAAGTAGAAGATAAAGGCACATTGGCGCAGAAAGATATTCGTTTTGCTAGAACTATTGGTCGTCTACAAAGGTGTGTTCTCGCAGAGTTGGAAAAAGTTGCTATGATCCATCTTTATGTGCTTGGGTTTAGAGGTAAAGATTTATTATCATTTAAATTAAAACTGAACAACCCATCAAAAATTGCCGAGCTTCAAGAACTTGAATATTGGAAAGCTAGATTTGAAGCAGCAAAACAGGCGCCTGATGGATTCTTTAGCAAACGATGGTTGGCAACAGAACTACTTGATATATCTGAGGAAGAATACTTACGAAACCAAAGAGAGCTTTTCTACGATAAACAAGTGTCTCTTGAACTAGAGTATGTCGGACAAGAAGCACAAGGTGGAGCAGCTGGCGGTGATGCCGCCGGCGGACTTGGTGGTGACTTAGGTGGTGACTTAGGTGGTGGAGATCTAGGAGCTGCCGCCGGCGAATTCGCTGCTGGAGAAGATATTGCCAAGCCTGAAGCCGGCGGCGAAGCTGCAGCCGCCACCCCAGAAGCTGGGGGTGACACTGCTCTATTAGCCACTCCAGGTGGAGACACTGGTGGAGAAGCTCCACCCCCAGCGGCCCCGCCGCCTGGAAAAAGAGATGATGATAAGAGTATAAAATATGTAAACACAAAGACCGGTGAAACCACTACTACAAAGTCAAAAGACTGGTATATGCCAAAAAAAGTTGACAGAAGAGGCGCCGGCGCAAGATCACGACACATAAAATCACTTGGATCACGCCCAGAGGCCGCTAGCATGACAAAGCGATATGTTAATGGTTTATCTCCCAATGCAAAAGAGATACTTGGGTTGTCTGCTTTAAGTAAAGGAATTTTTGAGAATCAAAACACTAATTATGATGAAGAGGAAAAGAAGCTTTTTGAAACAAAAGAAAGTGTAAAAAAACTCTTTGAAGATTTGGAGTTGCTAGATGAGTAAGCACAATAAAAAAAGAAACACCGCTTTTATTTATGAAGCATTGGTAAGAGAAGTTGTAAAACAATCAATTGCCAAAAACACACGAAAGAGAAATCTAGCTATATCTTTACTTAAAGAATATTTTAATAAAAACACACTTTTATACAAAGATCTACAGCTTTACAAAAGTATATTAGAAACTAGACAAGTAAAAGAAAAAATCGCTTTTAAAATTTTAGTGGAGGCGAAAACTGTAAAAAGCAATCTAGATAAAAAAACGCTGTTTACAGAACAAAGTAAAATAATTAAAAAAATAAATAAAGATTTGTCACCGGATGTTTTCATGAATTATATTCCAACTTATAAGTACTTGGCTAGTATTGGTATGTTTTTTGGAGACAATTTAAATCCAAAACAAAAAGTTCTCTTAGAAGAGAAAATTTTAGAATATATGACTTTTACTGAAAGTAAAGATAATTTCGAGGAAGATAAGAAGGTAGACAATTTAGTGGTTAAATCTTTCGTTAAAAGATTTAACGATTCTTATAGCAAAAGTCTTTTAAGTGAGCAAAAAGAATTAATCAATCATTTTATAAATTCGGCAGATCCTGAGAGGAAAGTAGAATTTAAACTTTATGTTGATAGAGAAATAGAAAGATTAAAAAGCACATTAACAGAAAATAGCTTGTCTGATGAAATAAAGAAGGACACAAATATTGAAGCTAAACTCAATAAAGTGCTTGAATTTTTAAAAACAACCAACCAGAAAAAAATAAATGAGTCTTTTATATTAAAAATTGCTCAAATCCAACAATTGGTAAAAGAGATACAAACAAATGATTAAAATTACATTAGAAAATCCAATTGATGCAAAATTGAAACTTAAGGCTAGAAAAACAGTGCGTGGTGATATTGTTATATTAGATCATCCGGACATTGATATTGTAGTATCCCCGCACGAAAATAGAGTTGTTGCGTATTCTAAGAAAGAATATGGAGATCATGTTTACGCGCTACAATCTAGGTTATTTGATTATTTAGTAAGAAAAGGTTGTATTTTGAACGGCTCCGTACGTTCTAGTAATGTGTATAGCTCCATTCAGGGTTTTCTTTTACCAGACACTGATAGTCAAAAAAAAGTAGATCCTCATCAAATCGCAATTTATTTGATAGCAAAATTTTTGAAAAGTGAACTTGGTGAGCAAGATGTTATCGATGATTATCAAAAAGCCTATGATGATCTTTTAACTGATCCCCCCGAAGAGGACGCCACTAGATTAGGCAAAGTACCCCATCAGCCAACCAAAGGAGATGCCTATGCAAATACCGGTAACTACTTTGGCCTCTATGGTTACTACGGAGAATAAATGAATTTAATACATTTTGTTTTATGTGCTTACGGTTTGACAATGATCGTAGTGTATGGTTCTATATTTGAAAAATTTAGAAAATTAACGGATAAAGCAGGCTTCTACGGAAAGTTATTTAGATGTCCTTTGTGCTTTGGCTTTTGGGCTGGGGTATTTTTATGGAGTATTAATCCGTATACAGAACTATTTACATTTGATTACATTTTAATAAATGCTTTTCTTTTAGGGTGTCTGTCTTCAGGAACAAGCTATTTATTAGCAATGCTTATAAATGATTTTGGTTTGAAAATAAACCAAAAGGAGTAATTATGCGTAACGAGTGGACTTCAAAGTGGAAACTACAACCTGTCCGCCGCTGCTGCAGCGGATCGATAAACGTGCGGGTGGCGCCCGCAGCAAGGATTAATAATGGCTAAACAACTTTTAAGAGAATTTTTTGAATTAAAATGCGACGATAGAGGATGTCAAGACTTATTAAATGAAAATGAGAAAAGAATGGTTACTCAAGGTTTTCTTGTCTTCCCTGCGAAATTACAACAATGTAACGTTAGAAATGGTAATGGCAGAACCTATCCACGCGATGTTTTAGAAAGAGAAGTTGAAAATTATCAAAAGTTGATTAGAGAAAATAGAGCTATTGGTGAGTGTGATCATCCTGACGATTCAGTTATTAATCTTAAAAATGCATCTCATATTATTACGAGAATGTATTGGGATGGCGATAGTGTATTGGGCACTGTTAAAGTGCTTAAAACACCCTCTGGAAACATTCTTAGAGGACTTTATGAGAGCGGCGTATTGTTTGGTTTTTCTTCTAGAGCAATGGGCTCACTACAAGAGGGTCGCGACGATGATGGCAAATCAATTCAAGTAGTGCAGGATGATCTTCAGCTGATTTGTTTTGATGCGGTATCTGAGCCATCTTCACCAGGGGCTTATGTTTTGGAGCCCAAGTATGATCAGATTAAACTTAAAATGGCTGAAAATACGACGAAAAGTTTTTTCACCAAAGGTGATAGAATTAATCGTATTCTAAACGAAATAAAATTTTAAAAAGGGTAAGATGAAAAAATCACAATTAAAACATGTTATTAAACCTATAGTTAAACAATGCTTAAATGAACTTCTTATCGAGCAAGGTTTATTATCTAATATTATTTCTGAAGTTGTAAAAGGCATACAGCCTATACAACAACAAACAACACAACAGCCAATTGCTGTTGCTGAACAACAAAAGCTGCTGCAACAGCAAAGATTTGAATTGCAAGAGCAAAAACAGCAGATGATAAAAGAAAATAAAAGAAAACTTCTGGATGCGGCCGGCTTTGGAGTCGACGTGTTTAGAGGAACAAATCCAATTGAAGAAGCTAGTGACCCTTCAAATGGAAAAGCAGGCGCCTTAAGTGGCGTATCAGCAAATGACCCAGGCGTGGATATCAATGGAATTATGGCAATTGCTAATCGCGACTGGAGTAAAATGATTTAGAGGTAATTATGGGAAGTAAAAAACCTATCAACGTCGAGGTTAAACCGAGACATAGAGACGAACCACCTGAAAAATTAATAAAACGTTTTATGAAAAAAGTTAAAAATGAGAGAATCATTGAAAAAACTTTAGATAAAAGAAGATATACAAAACCTTCTGTAAAACGCAGGAAAGAAAAAATCAGAAGAAAAAAATTAATGCAGAAGCTAAATCAAAAGCGTAAGCAATTACTCGATGATAAATAGAAAAGCATTTTAGTTTAATTAATACTAATTAAGAATAGGTCAAGGGAGTTTTATATATGTCTTCATCTATGCTAGAGCAAGCAATTATTGACGCGAAAGAGTTAAAAGAATCAGCACAAAGAAACGCTGAAGAAGCAATTGTTGAAAAATATCAATTTGAGATCAAAGAAGCGGTTGAAAAAATCTTAGAACAGGACGATCTTGGATTGGGTGGGGCTGATATGGGCGGCGGTTTAGGCGCCGCCGCAGCTGGTAAACCAGAGTCAGCTAAACAGCCAGAGGCTGGTAAAGATCAAGTTGACATGGTACTTGAACAACTTCCTTTTCTTCAGACAACAGATGATAATGAGGTTATAGAATTAGATTTAGCTAAATTAGAAGAATCTTTAAATATTGTTAGTGAAGTAGATGAAACAGCATTTGAAGAAAGGTTTGAAGATGATAAAGATGAGTTTAAAGTCGATGCTAAAGATTTAGGATTAGATGAAGAACTTGAACTTGAAGAAGATATGCTTGAGGAAGATGATTTAGATGAAGAAGTCACGGTTAACTTAAGTAAAGAACAGGCCGAAGAATTAATTCAGCGAGGTCTAGGCAAACCCGAAGGTGGAGGTGCATCTCCAATAGCCGAAGACCTCTCATTGGAAGAGATGATCGCTGAAGCTCTTGAAGAGATGCTTGGCGAGGAAGATGTTCTAGAAGAAGACGAAGATCTATTTGAGATCGAGGATCTTGAAGAGGAGAAAAAGCCAGACTTTCCTGATGTGGATGGCGATGGTGACACAAAAGAGCCTATTTCAAAAGCTCAAAAGGATAAAAAGGAAAAAGAAGGCGGCGAGAGTAAAAAAGATAAAGATTATTCCAATGTGCCTCCTCAACTTCGAAAGCATATGCAAAAAGAATCAAAACTTCTCCAAAGAAAAAACAAAACTCTTATTAAAGAGCAAACAAGAATGAGCAGCAAAGTCCAGCTGCTTGAAAATAAACTTGATAAATATGGCACAGTCATCGATCAACTTAAACAAAAGTTGGACGAAAGCAATTTAGCTAGCGCTAAGTTGTTATATCAAAACCGTGTTCTAGATAGCGTCTCCTTGAATGAGCGACAGAAAGATAGAATTGTCGAAGCAATTAAAGATGCGGAAACCGTTGAAGAAGCCAAAATTATTTTTGAAACTCTTCAAAGTACAGTGGAAACGGCCGGTCAATCCAGTCGCGGAAAAGAATCACTGGACGAAGTTGTTTATCGCGGATCTTCAGCTTTTATGCCTCTTAAAGAGGATAAACAAAAGGTATCCGATCCTTTTGTTGCAAGAATGAAAACTCTTGCAGGACTTAAATAAATTGTTTATGTTAAACAAAAAGGAGATAAAAAAACAATGTCTATTTTAGGTAAACTAACTGAAGGCGTCGTTAGTCGTGACATGAAAAAAGAAGGTGCGGCCCTGCTTAATAAGTGGGAACAAACCGGTCTTTTGGAAGGTCTACAAGGCGACGTTGAAAAAAACAACATGGCTCGTCTACTTGAGAACCAAGCCAAGCAGCTTCTTAAAGAGGCCGCATCTTCAATGGCTGGTGGTGATGTAGAAGGTTTCGCTGCTGTAGCGTTTCCTATTGTTCGTCGTGTATTCGGCGGACTTATTGCTAATGACCTTGTGAGCGTTCAGCCAATGTCGCTTCCGTCTGGTCTTATTTTCTTCCTTGACTTTACTTTCGGTGGAGCCGAGGATAGCGAAGGTAATACTATAACTGATCGTGATGGCTTCCTTAACGGAACATCGCTTTACGGCGGTGGCAAAGTTGGGTCAGAACTTACTGGCGGTGTTGATCTTGCTGGTAGAGCTGGTACTAACGCTGGTCAATTTTATGGCTTGACTAACGGTTATACCTCACCAACTGGCACCATTGGTTCCTTCTCGGTGTTGTCCTCTGGCACGATGGATCAGGGCGGCAAAGCTTCAAGCTTCTTCGACGGGACCACTTCACCATTTGATACTTTAGATGATGTCAACAGCACACTACGTTATGATCCAGATCTTGTATCCGGTTCACACTGGTTTATTGCTGAAGTTGATTTAACAGCTGCTACGCCAGCACAATTCAACTTTGACAACTTAGTGTCTATTGCACTTACAGGTGCTGATAATCCAGCTACAGCTGGCTCAACCACACCAGTAACGTTAGTGCGTCGTTTAACTCAGCTAGATGGAGAGGATGACACTAAGGCAAATCTAGTTTTTGTAACTACTGCATCGTCGGGTGTAACGGTGGCAAGTGAGATCCATGCAGCAAAGCTCAGAATTCAAAGCTTTGTTGCTCAATGCGCAATAAAAGATGATTTTATTGCTGCATCTGGTGATAACAAGATTGGAGCCGTTGTGGGCGATACTGCATTTGGACTTGAGGGAGCGGAAGAAATTCCAGAAATTAACCTTAAGGTCGATTCCGTATCGGTAACTGCAATGACCAAAAAGCTCAAGGCAAAGTGGACTCCAGAATTAGGTCAAGACCTAAACGCTTACCACAACCTTGATGCCGAGGTCGAGCTTACTTCAATTCTCTCTGAGCAAATTGCACTAGAAATTGATCGTGAGATCGTTGAGGACCTTGTTAAAGGTGCAACCGGTGCGACTTATTACTGGTCGCGCAGCCCGGGCCTCTTCGTTGATAAAAATACTGGTGCAGAGGTTGGAGCATCTTCGGCTGCGCCAGACTTCACCGGTACCGTCTCAGAGTGGTACGAGACACTGCTTGAGACAATCAATGACGTATCGGCACAGATTCACCGTAAGACTCTACGCGGTGGCGCAAACTTTATTGTTACCTCACCAGAGGTTGCGTCCATCCTAGAGATGACTTCCGGTTTCCGTGCTAGTGTTACTGTTGAGGGTCCGAAAGGAACTGCTGGTCCTCAAAACGTTGGTTCTTTGAACAAGCGTTTAGATGTCCATGTTGATCCTTACTTCCCACGTAACCTCATTCTTGTAGGCCGACGTGGAGGATCTTTCCTAGAGAGCGGATATGTATACGCTCCATACGTGCCACTACAAGTCACGCCTACCATCTTTGGTGTGGAAGACTTCGTACCACGTAAGGGTGTCATGACTCGCTATGCGAAGAAAATGGTTCGACCAGATATGTACGGTCTAGTCATTTGTCGCGGACTCTTAGGTGAGAGCGGCGCTACCTCCGCATAAAACTAATTTAATTTAGTTTAAACAAATCCGACCCCGTGTTTCTTTTGAGGCACGGGGTTTTTTGTTTTGGGGCTTGACTATTTATTGTAAAGTAACACAAGAGGGTGTGTTATGGAGGAAAAAAATGGCTAGGCAATCAGTTGGAAACATAAAAAGATTAGTAGAGCAAATTGTTGGAGATGTTTTGTTTAAGGCAAACGTGCTACCAACAGCGAATGGAGGGGCCGAGCTAGGGTCGCGAGAAAATAGATTTGCAAATATATATTGTCAAGACTTAAATCTTGCTAATGAGCGCGGAGACTATACAGTTATTGAGGAAGAAGAATATCTTTCTTTAAGAAACAACAAAACGGGCAAAGTTTATAAATTTGTTTTGGAAGAGATAAAGGAGGAGGAATAAAATGCCTATTGATATAAGCGGCAGTAATGGACAAACTACCATTAGCGGCAGCAGCACAACAATTAGTGGCTCTGGTGGAACTACGGTTATCAGCGGAAGTGTTTTGAGTGGATCGGAAGGCGCACCAGCATTTTCTCTACCGGTAGGACCTCTAAGTATTACAGGTTCATATCAAACCACTGGGAGTATGGTAATTGTTTCTGGATCAGATGGCTGTTATCAATTGTATGTTTTGTTACCTTCTGGCTCATCAATGCAGTGGGTAGACATAACCGGCTCTTGTTCATAATAATATAATTCACTTTATAACTCTTTATTAACTACTTACTATACCCATGTTTCTGACATGATTATAAATGGCCGAGGGCCAAGGGAGGGTTTTAAATTATGGGTTCAAAAAGAATAGGTCTTGCAAGAACGCAAGCATTATTAGAGAATTTAAAGAGAGAGTTGGATTTAACCAGCACACAGTTTAATGGTTTGCATAGAGGTGTTAAAACTTTAGTAACCGGTGGAGCAGGGACAACAGAGGTAACTACTGAAGATTCAGGTAAAGTTATTTTTGTTGATGGTAGCGCCGAAGGTAATCATACTATTACTTTACCTCCACCGACAACGGTAGGTTTAGAATACATAATTGTTTTAAATGCAAATAACCACACAAACACTGAAATCTTATTAGATTCGCAAGTAAGTGGTGGCATTAAGGGAATGTTAAAAAAGCTTGCAGCATCTGCAATAGCTAATGTTGTAGCACACAGTAATCAAAAGCTTGGCTTTGGTGATGCATCCAAAATAGGAAGCACCATTCATGTTGTATCGAGTGGTGAGTTTTATCACGTAGTTGAAGCAGTTTCGGACGTTGTGCACATCAGCGCATTCACCGCCTAGAAATAAATAATAAAAGTTTTTTGCTTTGCCCCCTTCTTTTGGAGGGGGTTTTTTTATCTAAAAACAACTATTTATAAAAATAGGAGTTTGTGTAATGGGAAAGAAAAGAAAAATCATAGCAAAACCTCAAAAGTTTGGTAAAAAATTTGCTTTACATCCAGTTTCACAGGTACCACCAGTGGTGGATCCCAAAGAAGAGGAGCAGAAAGTAGAACTAGAAAAACAAAAAGTGGAGGAAGAAATGAGTAACAGAAGAAAATGGTTAAAAGAGCAAGCTGCAGAAAAAAAGAAAAAAGAAGAAGCCGCAGCTAAAGCAGAGAAAGTGGCCGCACCCAAAACAAAAAAAGTCGCGACCCCGCAAAAGAAAACAACCAAAAAAACTAAAGCCGCGACTGAGTAAGCTGTTTAAAATGTCTCCTACTAATTATAAGGAGGAGATTTAATAAATGGCGACACCCACCTTATTACCAGCATCACAAACTAGTGTGGTTGCACTTCCCAGCGGATCAACTGCAACAGAGGCCAGTACTTCTACATTTCCATTTGATATCTATACAGACGATCAATTCTTTTTAACTGGTGCTGCTGATCAAGTTAGCTACACGTATGCTAAGTTGGGCGGCGATGTCCTTGATATTGAACTAACGAAAGAACAAGTATTTTCTGCTTATCAAGAAGCAGTTCTAGAGTACTCTTACATTTTAAACGTCCACCAAGTTAAAAACTCAATTGGTGATCTTTTGGGCGCTAAAACGGGTTCTTTTAATGAGGAGGGCCAGCTCCAAGATACCACCGATCTTGAAGATGTTGCTCTAAAATTCCCTAAGTTTAAGTTTGAATATGCTAGAAGAGTGGCGCATGGATATGCAACTGAAGCCGGCTTTGGCGGTGTGACCCCTATATTCTCTGCTTCTTTTCAAACCGTACAAAACCAACAAGATTATGATCTTCAAGCTATAATATCTTCATCTTCTGATTATAGTGGAAGTGTCGGAGATAAGAGAGTAAACATAACGAGAGTATTCTATAAAACACCACAAGCAATTTGGAGGTTTTATGGTTATTATGGCGGGCTAAACACTGTTGGTGATTTAGCTAGCTACGGCCAATATTCAGACGACAGCACATTTCAGCTGGTACCGGTTTGGCAAAACAAGTCACAGGCTCAGGCGTTTGAGGATGCTATATACACAAGAAATAGTCACTATAGTTATGAAATTAAAAACAACAAATTAAGAATATTTCCTCAGACTGTTGTAGTTAGTCCAAAAACAATGTGGGTCGAATTTTTTGTAGACACTGATACACCTTGGAAAGAAGATACAGCCACAGATAATGGAGTTAATGGTATCAACAATATGAACACGATGCCGTTTGAAAATACGCCTTATCAATCAATTAACTCAATTGGTAAACAATGGATCAGGCGCTTTGCATTAGCGCTAGCAAAAGAAATACTAGGGAATATTAGATCAAAAATAGCAACAATTCCAATCCCTGGTGCGAATACTACTTTGAACGGCGCCGCACTTTTAAGTCAAGCAATAACAGAACAAAAAGAACTAAGAGAGGAATTAAAGAAAACTCTTGATGAGCTAACCTATGCAAAAATAGCAGAGGGAGATGGCGCCTTAACAAAGGCAATCAATGAAATACAACAAAAGATACCAATGACGGTATATGTGGGGTAAAAATAGATGTCTGATGAAAATAAATGGTCACAGCCAGCTGCTCCACCGCCCCCTTTGTTTTTAGGAGAAAAAGAAAGAAACTATGTAAAGCAGGTAAATGATGAGCTGATAGAGAAGGTTGTTGGTCAGGATTTACTTTATTATCCAATAAGTCTTGAACATACTAATTTTCATCCGATTTATGGCGAATCAATAAATAAGGTTTATTATCCTCCAATAAGAGTGTATGCTTTAGTTACTTGGCAGGGTTATTCAACAGAAACAACAAGTTTAGGGATTGATAGACGACCCTCGATAAAAATCAATTTTCATAAAAGAAGACTAACTGAGGATCAAGACGTTTTTGTAAGAGAGGGAGACTTTGTTTTATACGGAGAAAGCTTTTACGAAATAGTCACGTTAAATGAACCAATGCAGATGTTTGGTCAAATAGAACACAGAATGGAAATAGAGGCAACTTGCATCAAAGCTAGAAAAGGAGTTTTCAATGGCTAGAGAAGAATATGGCGATTTGGAATTAAAACCTTCAACTTTAGAAAATATTGACACGGCTTTATACAGATTTTTAGATGAAGCTCTAAATTTACATTCAGAAACTGCCGAAGGAGTTATTAAAGTTCCAGTGGTTTTCGCTTCAGCAGAAAGAACATTTTTATCAAAAAAAACAGCTGAAGGCAGAGACAGCGATGGAACTCTTAACTTACCCATAATAAGTGTTGAAAGGACCACGGTTTCTAAAGATTTAAGTAAAACAACTTCTTATTATGGCCCAACTCCTTTTTTTATTGATTCGATACATGGAAGCTATATTAGAATAAATAGAAGAATAGTTGAGGACAAAACAAATAATTTTGCAGTAGCAGATAATATAAAAAATTTAGACGGCGTAAGAAGAACACCAAATGGCCAAGCGCATTTTCCAAGCAATAATAAAAAAATAGTAACAGTAAGCTATTATGTGCCACGTCCCATATCGATTAACGTAAATTACAATATTATTGTAAAAACAAATTATTTACAACAAATGAACAATCTGGTTGTACCCTTTATAAACATCGGAGATTATGCCAAAATGGTAAAAATTTCTAACGACGGGCATTTTTATGAAGCATTTTTTAATGGCACTTTTAACACAACGAACACTGTTTCTAATTTAGCAAATAATGAAAGAACTTACCAAACTAGTATAACTGTTGGAGTAATAGGTTATTTAATTGGAGAGGGCGATAACCAAATTAGAGCAAAGGTAATAAAAAGAGAAAATGTTGTTGAGGTTAAGATACCTAGAGAAAGAGTAATCGTCGGTGATGTTCAGCAACTACCTGAGTCTAGTGGCTTTTACAAAGATTAGAAAGCACTTTGAAAAAAACAAAACTAATTATATTTGATATAAACACATTATAAAGGAGAGTTTATACATGTCTTCAAGAAAATTTAAATTTATTTCCCCCGGAATATTCATCAATGAAATTGATCGATCACAAATTGCATCGCTACCTGCAGCGGTCGGACCAGCAATCATAGGTAGATTTGAAAAAGGTCCGGTTTTAAAACCTGTTCAAGTTAATTCATTTGAAGATTTTGTTTTAACTTTTGGAAACCCAATAGCCGGCGGCGCAAATGGAGACATGTTTAGAGATGGCAATTACTCCGCACCTACTTATGGCGCATATGCAGTGCAAGCTTACTTAAGAAATAACTCTCCTGTAACTGTTGTTCGTTTGTTAGGCGACACAAACAAAGATGCCACCGGCGTTTCCGCTCCAAACTCCTTGGCTGGCTGGCGAACTGATAATCTAGATATATCAGGAAGCACTTTAGCGAATCAAGGTGGAGCTTATGGTCTTTTTGTTGCAAAACATGACCCACTTAATACTTACACAATCGATTTTAACATTACAGCTTCGGAGGGTGAACCACCTGAAGCCATAGGTGTTACTGGTTCTTTTAGTGGCTCCGTAGGGCACGGGTTCACTTTAACTTCTTCAGCTGATGAGAACGCCTCATCTGCATTTGATGCCACTAGCGGTGAAGGTTCTTTTGGTACAGGATCAAGTGATTCACAAACGGCAACAAACTTCGTAGACGCTATAAACAAAGCAGCTGCAGCTGGTTATGGTGGCTTTAGCGCCGTCGTCAGCAACACAGCAAACGGCACTGTTAGCATTACTTTGTCTAGTGTCTATTCATACCTAAATATTTCTAGTTCTGATGGTGGTTTCCGAGCGGCCCTAACAGGCGCCACAAGCAATGATACATACACCGGTGTGATCACAAATGACTCAGACGCTTATGCAACTGGGTCAACCTTTGATGCAACTGGTACTCTGGCAGCAATCTGGTATCTAGATGAAGGAGTGGTACAACTAGAGGGTAATGATCTGACAACAGGCTCAAATGAACAAACCGGCGCCGGCGTGTTCCTTAGACCTTCAGAGAACGGTGTCTTTAAGGCAATCGTTAAAAACGGAAACGATACTACAGTAGCAAGAACTGCTTTTAATTTTAATGAAACATCTGCAAGATTTATTCGTAAAAGATTTAACACTAATCCGACTTTAACTAATGAAGCTATAACCACCAATTCAACAAGCTATTTCCTTGGTGAAACATACGAAGGCAGTGTTAAAGATGTAATTGGTAGTGTAAATTTTGACAAAAACTTGTGTATTGGTGCGATTATTCCACTGACTACCCCTGATGGAACAACGGTTGCAGGCGGCAACTTTAAAAAGACATTTACAACAATAGATGGTGGTGAAGGAGTCACCGGCAAAACTGGTTACTTTATTGCACAAGACACTGATGCAGATTATACAAATTTTAATCCTGCTAACATGGAAAAATTATTCCGTTTTTGCGGACGTCTAACCCGTGAGGATGTCCAACAAAACATTAAGATTTCTATTCAAGATATTAGAGTATCAGATGATCCTACTAATGATTATGGTACTTTTACGGTTGCTATACGCGATATTCGCGACACTGACGAATCTCCAATTTATTTAGAACAATACAATAATTGCAATTTAAATCCTGCTTCTGATAATTTTATTGCAAAGAAAATTGGTGATAAATATGAAAAATGGGATTATGACAGTAATCTTTACAAAGAATATGGCGACTATGCAAATATTTCAAAGTATGTTCGGGTTGATTTAACAGAGAAACTTAGAAATAATCAACTAGATGCAACTTTACTGCCATTTGGATTCTTTGGGCCGCCGGTCTTTAATGCATTCACCATCGATGGTTCAGGTGATGCATTTAAAGTGCACGATGGCTTTGTTTTAGAAAATACAGCTGGGTCTGGAACATTGATTTATGCAGACACTGACTACACTGGCGCCTTTGAAGACAATGATGGCGCGCCAGTATCAGAATCAGGGACGTTTGGTCCTTTTGCCGGAGAGGCTGATACCTTTACTGGATCGATCAGGATATCATTCCCAGAACTACGTTTAAGGGTTAATACATCTGAAGGATTTTTACAAGATCCGACAGACGCGTATTTTGGCGTCGATACCACTTATAACTCAAATGTATTTAATAAAAGTGTGTTAGACGTTATTAGAACAAAGCCGGCCAATATTAATTCTCACGCGGCAGACACCGACCAGAAAAACACAAGCAACTCATTTGTGTTTACGCTTGATAACATTAGAAACGTTGCAGTTACCGGTACAGATGACGGCTTTACTGGGGCTTATAAAGTTGGTGCTGCATATGATGAAAACGCTCGTAAAAACAAAATAGCTTATA